AAAGAGCGCGGTCAGACGCTGGAATAGCAACAGAAGGCGCAGAGAGCGTCACTGGTGCCGATGTCGTGAAGTTGGTATCTGACAGTGCCTAAACGTGGATCGTACATGAGGGACGCTAAGAAGCGCTCCAAGCAGCAACGGTCGTATAACAGCAAGCCACAGCAGAAGCGGAACAGAGCCTCGAGAAACCAGGCACGGAGAATGCTTGAGGGTAGCGGCGCTGTGTCGAAGGGCGATGGTAAGGACGTTGACCATCGGGACGGCAACCCGAAGAACAACAGCAAGAAGAATCTCAGGGCGCGAAGTCAATCAGCTAACCGCAGCAACTACTGATGCTGAGCTGAGTGCTGATGAACAGAGTTTAAGAGGCACGGCGCAGCTAGCGGTACGCGCGATGCCGGGGTACTTAGCTTGCTAATCATTAGCATGCTAAGTATCTGAACGAGAAGGAACCAAGAACATAGGCACCCCACCAGCTTTTGTTTTTGTTTTGCGCTACCGTTTCGCTACCAACGTGAGCTAACCCATTGATGATCCAGGGCTGACCTTCAGGTTCCGTACCTGATGGCGCCGTAAATAAATATTCTTTTTCCCTGGCGGACCCCCCCGTACCCCCCAAAGACCGGGCGCCGCTCTCTAGAGACGTAATGTAGGATTGGTATGGAGCCAGACGTCTTCACACGCATCGTCTACTCAGCGCACTGTTTCCGCAGTCAACCCAGCAGCTATGCGCTCATGGTGGTCGTCGACGGCTTTGCAGAGCCGGAGGACTGCGAGGTCTTTCTGTCCGGTCTCTTTCCTACCAACTACCTTGAATCGCCCTGGGCGTCGCCCACGGTCCATTGAGCGATGCCTAGAACGGTCGCCATCCCATATACGCCGCGGCCCTTGCAGGCGGAATTGCACAAGGAGCTGAAGGCCCATCGCTGGTCGGTCGTTGTCTGTCATCGGCGCTGGGGAAAAACCGTAATGGCGATCAACCATTTGTTGCGCGACGCTGTTATTTGCTCGAAGCCGAACCCAAGGTTTCATTACATAGCGCCCACCTATCGCCAGGCGAAGTCGGTAGCCTGGGATTATGTGCATCAATTTGCCGGCGCGATCCCCGGTACCAAGTTTAATGAGACGGAGCTCAGATGCGACCTGCCGAACGGCGCCAGGATCAGCCTGCTGGGCGGTGAAGACCCGAGTAGGCTGCGCGGCATTTATTCGGATGGTGTGGTCATGGACGAGGTCGCGGACATGCCGGAATCGGTGTTTCCCGAGGTCATCCGCCCGGCGCTTTCCGATCGCGCCGGTTACGCGATATTTATCGGCACGCCAAGGGGTCACAACGCGTTCTACGATCTCTGGCAGCTCGCAGCGGAGGAGCCGGGTTGGTATCGCAAGATGTACAAGGCCAGCGAGACGTCCATCTTGGATCAGGAGGAGCTCGCCGCCGCCCGCGGCGCCATGACGTTTGAACAGTACGAGCAGGAGTTCCAGTGCTCGTTTATTGCCGCGGTGCCGGGCGCCATCTTTGGCCGCGAGTTGCAGAAAATTGAGGAGAAGGGCCGCATTACAGCGGTGCCATATGACAGCGGTTACCGGGTGGACACGGCTTGGGATTTAGGAATTGGCGACAGCACGGTGGTGTGGTTTATCCAGACGGTCGGACGCGGCGCCATCCATGTGATCGATTATTTTGAGCAACGCGGCGAAGGCTTGCCGTTCTACGCCAGAATGCTCGACGAGAAGGGCTATTTGTACGGCACGCACCACGCGCCGCACGACATTGAGGTTAGAGAGCTGGGAACCGGCCGCAGCCGCCGTGAAGTGGCTTATGATCTGGGTATAAATTTTAGGGTGGTGCCGAAGCTACCGCTCGAGGATGGCATCCACGCCGGCAAGATGATGATACCGCGCTGCTGGTTCGACGCGGAGAGCTGCAAGGACGGCCTCGACGCGCTTAGATTTTACCATCGTGCCTATGACGAGCGAAATAGAACCTACCGCACTTCGCCGAAGCATGATTGGTCTAGTCACGCCGCCGACGCCTGGCGCTACGCCAGCATCGCCATAAAGGACGACAACCGCTCCGATGTGCCGCCTCAGACGATGGCCCACAGTCACTACAACCCATTGCAAACCTACGAACAGCAGGTCGCGATATGAGCTTTTTAAGTAGCCCCAAGATGCCGGCACCGCCACCGCCAGCGGCAATTCCGCCACCACCGCCGGCGCCACCGTTTAAGCCGGTGCAAGCAGAAAGTAGCGAGTCTGTAAAACAAAAGGAAAAGGCCAAGCGGCGCAAGGGTATCAGCTCGACCATTCTGACCGGGCCCCAAGGTCTACTGCCCGAGCAGATGCCGGTGACGACCGCCAGCTTGTTGGGGAGTGAAGACTAATGCCAGTTCATCAAAATATGCTCTCTCCAAGCGCAATTTTGCACAAGAGAGCTTTGGCGCAAGGATGGGTCTATAGGTCGGTTGGGCAGGGCGGCAGCGCCTACTACAACCCGGCGACCGGCCAGAGCACCACAGCGCCACCGCTGCCTTCCGGATGGAGCACGCGAGACACGCCGGGCGGTACGCGCTACGTCGGTATTGGCGGGCAAGTTTCGGCTACAATGCCGACATCGCCGGCAGCGCCAGCACCGGCTGCTGCTAAATCCGCCGTTGCGGCCGATGATAAAACCACCGGCAGCGCCAAACCCAGGCCGGTCGTCTCCGCAAAAGGACTGCTGAACGGTGACACCGACCGACCATTGGTAGCCAGCGGCGGTAAGCCCATCCTGACCACGCCCTTTGGCATTGTGGGTGGCACGCCGGTGAAAAAGAAAAAGCTGTTGGGGGGCTAGAACATGGCGGCAGACAAAACGGCGCTGATGCTTCTACGTCGGATGGACCGGCTGAAAAACCAGCGCAAGACCTGGGAATCCCATTGGCAGGAAATCGCCGACTATATGCGGCCCAGAAAAGCCGACATCACCAAAAAGCAGCAGACACCCGGCAACAAGCGTTCAGAGCTTATCTTCGACGGCACCGCCATCAACGCCGCCGAACTCTTGTCTGCCAGCTTGCACGGCATGCTGACCAATATGTCGACGCCGTGGTTCAGTTTGAAGTTCACAGTACCCGAGCTCAATTTGGAGGACGAGGCCAAGGAATGGCTAGAGAGAACCGAGGAGGTGCTCTATGCCGCGTTTCATCGCTCGAACTTCCAGGAGCAAATACACGAGCTCTATGATGATTTGATCCTATTCGGCACCGGCGTGATGCTGATCGAGCCGGATAAGGAAGAAACCTTCCGTTTTTCCACCCGCCACATCGCGGAGTGCTATTTGGCCGAGGATCACAACGGCCGCGTCGATACCGTCTATCGCCAGTTCCGCATGTTTGCCCGCGCCGCCGTCAAGCAGTTCGGCGCCGACAAGGTAGGCGACACGATTTTGAAGACCGAAGAGCGCGACCCCTACGAGCAGGTCACCATCCTCCATGTGGTGCTGCCGCGCGACGATCGCGACGTGCGCAAGGTCAATAAGATCAATAAGCCGTTCGCATCGTTTTACATCGAGCCCGACCAGAAGATCGTGCTCAGCGAGAGCGGCTATGACGAGCTTCCTTACGTTATACCGCGCTGGCTCAAAAGTAGTTACGAACTCGGCTATGGGCGTTCTCCAAGCATGAACGCTCTTGCGGACACCAAGGTGCTCTCAAAAATGAGCGAGATCACCCTGCGCGCCGCGCAGAAGCAGATCGATCCGCCGTTGATGGTGCCCGACGATGGCTTCATGCTGCCGATCCGCACCGTACCGGGCGGCTTGAACTTCTACCGCAGCGGTACACGCGATCGCATCGAGTCGTTGAACATCGGCGCCAACAATCCTCTGGGCCTGCAAATGGAAGAACAGAGGCGCCAAGCAATCCGCGCCGCGTTCTATGTCGACCAGCTGATCATGGCGCAAGGGCCGCAGATGACGGCTACCGAAGTTTTGCAGCGCACCGAAGAGAAGATGAGATTGCTGGGCCCAGTTTTAGGTCGTCTCCAGGCCGAGCTGCTCCAGCCACTAATCGGGCGTTGTTGGAACATCATGGTGAGAAACAAGCAACTGCCCGTCGCGCCACCGATGTTTGATGTCGCCGATATCAGCATTGAATACGTCTCGCCGCTTGCCAAGGCCCAGCGCCAGTCCGAGGTGCAGGGGTTGGTGCGCATGCTCGAGATGTTCCAGCCGCTAATGAGCCTCGATCCGGGCATCATCGATCACATCGACAGCGACGGCCTGGCACGGCATGTCATCAAGGTACTCGGCATTCCTGCCAGCGTGACCAGAGGCGATCTCGAGATTGCCGCGATTCGCGCACAGCGTCAGCAGCAACAGCAGCAGCAGGCTGAAATGCAGCAGGCGATGGCGGCGGCGGAAGCTGCCGGCAATGCTGCGCCGGCGCTCAAGGCGGTCGACGGCATGTCTGACGAAACAGGCATGGCGCTGCAAGCAATAACCGGCGGTGCAGCCTGATGATTTCGCCGGAAGACCTCAGAGCAACATACAAGATGCTGTTCAATACCAATGACGGCCAGGTTGTCCTCGATGATCTACAGCGCCGTTTTCATATACGCACGATCGTGCATGCCGAGCGTTGTTGCGAGACCGCGTTTCGCGACGGTCAGCGTTCGGTCGTTTTGATGTTACAGAGCCTCTTAGAGGATCGCCCACCACCAATAGAGGAGACAGATGATTATGTCTGACGAACAGGTAGCGGATGCTCCGGTCGAAGCCGGGGTACGCATG